AGAACAATGGACGAGATGACTATGGATGACCTGCTTAACGAGCTTCAGGGTCTTGTCGATAAGTACAAGGCCGATGACGGCACCGACACCGAGCCGACCGAGCAGGACGCAGAGCGCATGAGCGCGCTTACCGCCGAGATCGAGAAGCGCAACGCCGCCGCCGCTCAGCGCCGCGACAGCCACACCGCGACCGTTGCAGCCGCGCGCGCCGCTATCGAGAACGGCACCGCCCGCCGTGTCGATTCCGTGCCGCTGGGGACTTCCGCGAGCGCTCGCGGTGCCCTTCCGCAGGTGCGCGACACCACCGACTACAACGCCGCCGCCCGCCGCGCGTGGGTGAAGGACATTGCCAGCCGTTCCGGCGTGCAGCTCATCGGTGGCACCGAGCTTACGCAGGTTGAGCGCGACGCGTACAACCACCTTATCGAGCAGCGCACGGCGTTTACGCATCTGACCAGCAACACCGACGCGGTTATCCCCGTCGAGCTTCAGACGCAGATTTTCACGCTGATTGACAACACGGCTGTTCTCTACGGAGATATCCACAAGGACAACTTCCCGCATCAGTTCGAGCTTATCCGCCATAAGAGCATCAAGGCTGGCGACGCTGCGAAGACCGACGAGGGAGCCGCGCCCGCCGATGAGGAGCAGAACGAGTTCGACACCATCACCCTTACGGGTGAGGAGATCAAGAAGACCGTGAAGATGAGCCGCAAGATGGCGGTTCAGTCTATCAACGGCTTTGAGCAGTACATCGTCAACGAGACTGGCGCGCGCCTTGCCGTCGCTGCCAACGCGCGAGTTCACGCCAAGACGGTTGACACCACGCTTGGCATGGATTCCGGCAACAAGATTAACTGCGCAACCGCTGGCACCCTGAAGAAGGCTGATATCACCAAGCTTTTGGGTATGCTCTACACCTACGGCAACCCCGCGCCGAAGGGCTGCATTATCTACGCAAACGGCAACACCATTTGGAACCATATTGCTATGGTTGAGGATGCCAACGGGCGTTCTTACTTCGTTGACGAGAAGACCGAAGACCCCGCCGTTGAGGGTCATATCTTCGGCAAGCTCGTTAAGCGCGACGATTCTATGGCGGATGGCATCATCAAGGCTGGTTATCCCGACCTGTTCCGTGGAAACATCTTCGACGGCGTGGACGTTACGCCCTATGTCGAGCCGGGTACGCAGAAGCGCTGTTTTGACGGCTACCTGCTCTTTGACGGCGGCCTTGCCGTTCCGAAGGCTTTCGGCCAGCTCACCATCGGCACCGCCGCAAAGTAACGAGGTGGTGACAGATGGCAGAGAAGCCGAAGCTGCTTGACGCGTGCCGCGAAGCGCTGAGGATTCCCGCCGACTGCACCGACTTTGACCCTGAGATTGAAGACCTCATCGAAGCCGCCCGCGCCGCGATGCGCGCGGGCGGCGTTGCCGATACCGTAGCCGCCGACGATTCGAACAGCACGGTTCGGCTCGCGGTGAAGGTCTACTGCAAGGCGAACTTCGGCATGGACAACCCCGATGCCGACCGCCTTACTCAGAGCTTCGACGATCTGCTAACCATGATGCGCGGCAGCTCGGAGTTCGGGGGCGCGAAATGAGCATGTGGGCTGGCACGTGCCAGCTCATCGCTAAGACCGTCAAGAAGGACGAATACGGCGTGCAGCAGACGGAGGAAACAAAGCGAAAGGTGTTCTGCAACGTCTTCTCTATGGGCGATGCCGCATACTACGCTGCCGCTGCCGCTGGCATTCATCCCGAAGCAGTGTTGCAGATTCGCAAGAGCGCCTACAACGGAGAGCGGCTAGTCGAGTTCGACGGCGCGCGGCTCACGGTCGCGCGCGTTGACAGGTCAAGCCCCGACTTCGTGCGCCTGACGCTCGCTGAGGTGGTGGGCGACCGTGGCTGAGCAGAGCATCGAGCGGTTCATAAGCAGCTGCATGAAAGAGTGCGTGGAAGACAACGTTTCCGCGCTCGCTGAGAACGCGGGCGAAGCCGGAAGGCGCGCCGTAAAGCTGTTGAAGCAAGAAAGCAAGGTGCGCACCGGTGCTTACAAGAAGGGCTGGAAGGCCGACGTTAAGACCGATGAGACGGGCACCGAATGCACCGTGCACAACCGGCGATACCAGCTAACGCACTTGTTGGAGAACGGCCACCAGATCACGAACCAGACTGGCGAGGATTACGGCACTGTTCCCGGCGATGGCGTTATCAGGAAGGTTGCAGACCAAGTGGCGCGAGAGTTCGCGGAGATGGGGGGCGACGGACGATGATTGAGCTAAAGGCGCTCTGCGGCGTTCTCGATTCGCTCGGCATCCCGTGGGCTAACCAGCGCTTCGCTGACGGCGAGGAACCGGCACCGCCCTTCATCTGCCTTGTCGCGGGCTACAACGAAGCGGCCTACGCGGACAACGGCACCTACCTTTCGTGGATGCCCTACGATATCGCGCTCTACACGCGGCACCGCGACTACGCGACCGAGAAACGCATACGCGACGCGCTCGAAGCCGCAGAGTGCCCGTTCACGCTGAGCATCACGAACATTGATTCAGAAGAGCTTACCGAAGCGGCGTTCACCGTGAACGTCGCCGAGAGTTAGGAGAAAACAAATGGCACGAAACGGATTCTTCGGCGTGAAGAACTCGCATTTCGCGATCTGCACCGACGAAGACGCGCTTACCTACGAAGACCCCGTGCACGTCGCGGGCACCGTCGCTATCAGCATGGAGCCGACCGTTGAGACGGCTTCTAGCTACGCCGACAACGAGGTTTGGCTTGACAAGCAGCAGGACAACGGCGGAAGCGGCACCATGAGCTTCTACGACACCGAGGGGACGGCTGAGCTTCGCCAGCTCATCGCAGACCTCGTGGGCTACGAGATCGCGCAGGACGGGCGAACCATCCTGAGCGCAGACCGAACGCCTAAAAAGTTCGCCTTCATGTGCGAGCAGCCGGGGCACGTGCTCGGTCGCCGCCGCTGCCTTCTCATGTGCCAGCTCTCGAAGCCGACGCAGGAGCTTAACACCATTCAGGACACGCCGGAGATCACGCAGCTCGATTACCCGTTCACGTGGCGACCCGTCACCATCCCGAGCACCGACATTCGCACGAGCGGCTATGACAGCTTCACCGGCCTTGCCGATTACGACACCTTCTTTGATGCGGTCGATATCGAGCTTGCGCACAAGACCCCGACCGAGTAGGAGGTTGCGAATGGTTATCAAGGTTGGTGAAAATGAGTTCGAAGCGACCTTCAACGCGTTCACGCCGATTGCCTATTCTCGATGCTTCAATGAGGTTGTCGAGGGCGGAAGGAAGCGCCCGAAGGACATTGCGGATGCGGTTTCTAAGATCGCCGGTTCTCTCATGACTAGCGACGTGCCCGCTATCGTCCCGCTGCTAGAAATCTTCTACGCGTGCATCAAGACCGCAACGCCGAAGTTCGATACCGGATTCGATGAGTGGGTTTCTTCCTTCCCATCTGACGCGTACAACTTGGAGCGCAAGGACGGTTGGGCTTCCGACGTGATGCGAATTGTCGAGGACAACTTTTTTCCTTCGGCGAAAGAGGACGTGGAAGCCAAGACCGCCGAAGAGGAAAGCGCCGCCGCTGCCAAGCGAGCTTAGCGACGCGTGCGACGCGCGATACATCTACAACTGCCAGCAATGCGGCCTGACGCTTTCAGACCTTCAGATGATGAGCTACCGGCAGGTTCAAGACCTGTTGGAGATCAACGCGTTTTACGCCGACGCTGCGGCGCACTACGACGAGGACGAGAAGGCGCGCAAAGCCGAAGCCGCGTTCTGGTCATGACGTGAAGTGAGTTCTTGACGGCAGCGCACCCGCGAGGGCGCGTTGCTTCAAGCACTCATGGGACTTTGACAACCGAAGAGGGGTGATTACGTGGCTGTTTCCTACAAGGGTCTTGTTATCAAGTTCGGCGGCGACACGACGGGTCTTCAAGATGCGCTGAAATCCGTTCAGAAGCAAGCGCGCAACGCCCAAAGCAACCTTCGGGACGTGAACAGAGAGCTGAAATTCGACCCAAGCAACGCCGATCTTCTTGAGCTTAAGATGAATGCCCTCAACAAGTCTGTTGAGGAAACAAAGAAGCAGCTTGACATGTATAAGCAGGCTCTTCAGCAACTTGAAAGCAAGAAGCAGAGCGGCGCTAAGCTCACGGCTCAGGAAGAAGCGCAGTACGACAGCCTTAAGCTCGCGATAGTGAGGTGCGAGCGCCAGCTTGACAGCTACGGCACCGAGCTTGCGGACACCGCGCGTCAGGCCGAAGGCTCCAAGACTGCCATTGGCAAGCTGGGTCAGGCTATCGAGGACAACGCCGACAGCATATCTAGCGCCGGTTCCAAGGTTTCGAGCGCGGGCACCGCCATATCCGGCGGGGTTGTCGGCGCGGCAACGGCGCTGACCGGGCTTGCGGCGAGCCAAGAGGAAGCCATACAGCAGAGCGGCCAGCTCGAAACCGCGTGGGTGAGCGCTGGCGGAACAGCAGAGCAGGCTTCGTCAACCTACGCCATGTTCTACCGAATCCTTGGGCAGAGCGACACGGCAACCGAGGCTTCGCAGAACCTCGCGCGACTGACCACCAACGAGCAGGAATTGCAGCAGTGGACTAACATTGCGGCTGGTGCATATGCAACTTTCGGCGACGCTCTGCCGCTTGAAAACCTCGCGGAAGCCGCGCAGGAGACGGCGCACACCGGCACGGTCACGGGAGGTCTTGCCGACGCTCTCAACTGGTCTACGGCATCAGCCGAGCAGTGGAGCGCCGCGCTGTCCGGCCACTCTTCGGCTCAGGCCGCTTTCAATAAGGCGGTCGCCGAGGGTCAGACAAAAGAAGACGCTTTTAACGCTGCTCTTGCCGCGTGCGGAAGCGAGCAGGAGCGGTCGCAGCTCATCACCGAGACGCTTACCGGGCTTTACGCGGACGCGGGACGGCAGTACCAAGAGACGAACAAAGACCTTCTCTCTTCGCGCGACGCGCAGAACGAGATGAACCAGAGCATGCAGGAACTCGGCGAAGCGGCCTTGCCCGTCAAAACCGCCGTAACCGAGATCGGGACGAGCCTTCTTAACACGCTCGCGCCCGCGCTCGAAGCCGTAACGGGCTGGTACAAGAACCTAACGCCAGAGCAGAAGACGCTTGTTAACAACCTCGCGCTCGGCGCGGTCGCCTTCGGCGGCGTGACAACCGCCATTGGTAAGACGATGGAAGCCGCAGAGGGCGTGGGAGGCGCCTTCAAGACCGCTGGCGAGCTTTGGGGCGGCGCTAAGAAGCTCATGGGCGACACGGGATTTCTGAGCAAGATAGGAACCGGCTTCTCTAACATCGTCACCAAGGCGGGCGGTCTGGGAACCATGCTAACCGGCACGCTTTCTAGCGGTTGGACGGGCTTTACCGGTCTTATCGCCGCGCATCCTATCGGCCTTGGCGTAGCCGCCGTGTCAGCCGCCGTCGCTGGCCTTACGTGGTTCTTCACGCAGACCGAGACTGGCAAGCAGATGTGGTCTGACTTCACCGGCTGGATTTCGGAGAAGTGGCAAGCCGTGCAGGATTTCTTCGCTGGCGTGCCTGAGTTCTGGGGCGGAATCTGGGAGCAGGTCAGCACCGGCGTTTCGGACTTCTGCACCGGCGTTGGCGAGAAGTGGGAGCAGCTGAAGCAAGGCGCATCCGACACGTGGGAGAACATCAAGCAAGGAGCTTCCGAAGCTTGGACGAACGTTACCACGACGATTTCAACCAAGGTCAGCGAAGCTCAAACCGCGCTCTCTACCACGTGGGAGAACGTGAAAAGCACGGCTTCTAGCACGTGGGAGAACATCAAGAGCGGTGTTTCCGACGCTTGGGAGAATGTGAAGAGCACGATTTCCGGCAAGGCCAACGAAGCGAAGGAAGCGGCGGGCAATGCGTGGGAGAACCTGAAAACCGGCGCTTCGAACGCATGGGAGAGCCTGAAGACAAACACCGCTAACGCGTTCTCCAACATCGCTCAGAACGTACAGAACGACATGAACACGGCGAAGACGGTTGGAAGCTCTGCGGCTGGCGCTCTGCAAGCGGCCATGAACGGCGACTGGAACACGGCGAAGAGCCAAGCGGCAAACGCCTTCAACGCCATTCGCTCGAACATCCAAGAGAAGATGAACAACGCGAAGACCAACGCGATAAACGCCGCGAACAACATTGGCGAGAAGCTGGGTTTTCCCGGTCTAGGCTCGAAGGTCGCCGGGGTGTTCAACGGTATCAAGAGCAAGATAACCAGCCCGATTCAGAACGCTTGGAACACGATTTCTAGCATTCCAAGCAAGATCATGAACGCCTTCAGCGGTATACGCATCAGCATACCGAAGCCAAAGCTTCCGCACTTCAACGTGAGATGGAACGATTTTGGGCCGGTCTCGCTACCGAGCGTGAGCATCAGCTGGTACGCGCGCGGCGGCTACTTCAACGAGCCGTCAATCGTCGGCGTTGGAGAAGCTGGCGGCGAGTTCATCGCGCCTGAGAAGCAGCTTCAAGGTTTCATCGAAACGTCGGTAAACCGTGCCTTCTCGCGTTTCGCCGATGCGCCGAGCCAGCCGGTAAGCGTTGCCGTGACGGTCTACGCAACGGTAGCTGACGGCGTGGACGCATACGAGACAGGCCAGCAGATAGGCGCTGGCATCGCAAGCAAGCTGAAGCAAAGGGGGGTGCCAGTTGCAACTTAGACGGACCAGGAACCAGCACGACCGAATCATCTTCAACGGCACCGACCTATCGAAGCTGGTTTACTGCAAGGTGCGCCGCCCCATCATGGCGACCGTCAACGCGACGTTCGAGAGCGTGCCGGGGCGGCATGGCGAGGTCTTCAAGAGCGCCTACCGTGGCGGCTACGACCTTCCCGTTGAGATTTGGCTTAGGACTGAAGACCGCCGCGAGGTCGCCGAGGTGCGGCACAAGCTCGCGGCGGCTCTATGGACTGACGAACCCGCGCCGCTCTACCTTCCCGATGACCCGACGCGCTACCTGCTCGCAATCGTGAGCGGCAGCACCGACCTAGACGAGATCACGGACGATTGCCCGACAACCACCGTGACTTTCCATATCGGCGACCCCGACTTTTACGGCCAGAAGCGCCGCATGGAGGTTTCGGCTGGCAACATCTACGTAAACGCTGGCGGCAACCGACCCGCTTACCTGAAGGTCACGGCGAAGCCCTCCGCTGGCAGCACGTGGCGGATTACGAACGTCGATACCGGCGAGTTCGTGGCTATCAATACCGCGCTCACGTCTTCGAGCACCATACGGCTTGACATGGCGACCGAGCACGCGACGGTAAACAACCAGACCGCGCCGGTAACGATTGATTCGGATTACTTCGAGATCAACGGACGATGCCACCTGAACATCACCAACGGCACCGCGATTCTTGAGTGGGTGGAACGATGGCTTTAATTAGACGTATCGGCTTCACCCGCTTCAACCGCTGGGGCGACAATCTGGGGCGGCTCACGGTGAGCGCTGCGACGCACACCGACGCGCTGGACGGAACCGACGAACTGAACATCACGTGCGCCGAAGACCTCGTGAAGGGCGACCGCGTAGTCTGGATTGACCTTCAGGGCGTGTGCCACGAACACATCGTTGACACCATCGACCGCGTACACGACGATGACGGCGCGCCAGAGACGCAAGCGGTCTGCATCAACTCGGTTAACGAGACGTGGGATGACTGGTTGGACGATAAGCGGCCTTCTGGCAGCGTGTCGGTAGCCCTCACGTCCATTCTCGAAGACACGCGCTGGGAGGTTGGCACGTGCGATCAGGGCGGCACCGCTTCGCGCACGTTCTACCATGAGAGCGTGCGCGAGGGGCTGGCCGGTATCATCGAGACGTGGGGCGGCGAGCTTGAAACGCTCATCGTCCATGACGGCGCGCGCATCGTTAGCCGCCGCGTGGGCGTGCGCGCGAAGCGCGGCAACCAGAACAGCGCTAAGCGGTTCACGTGGACTAAAGACCTCGTTTCCGTCAAGCGCTCCGTTGCGAGCGACAACCCGAAAACGCGCGTCTACGGATACGGAAAGGGCGTTGAGACTGAGGGCGGCGGTTACGGTCGCCGTCTCACTTTCGGCGATATCAACGGCGGTAAAGACTACGTGGAGGACGCCGACGCTACAACCGTTTGGGGGCACCCTGACGGCGAGGGCGGCATTCTTCCCGCCGTCGCGTCATACGTCAACGAGCAGTGCGAGGACGCGGCGCAGCTCTTGCAGGAAACGAAAGACTACCTAGAGCAGGTGAAGGAGCCGAAAGTAACCTACACCGCTTCGGTTATCGACCTTTACGCCTTCGGGCGCTCATGGGAGGGCGTGGGCGTTGGCGATGACGTGGCGATCATCGACAAGGGTTTTTCTGCCGAGGGCGTGCGCCTTCATGGCCGCGTGTCTCAGATTGAGCGCGACTTGCTCACCGGAGACGCTACCGTTACGTTCGGCACGCTTACGGACACGATGGCCGACATGTGGCAGAGCGTCAACAGCGCCCTGAAGAGCAACAGCCAGCAAAACGCGCTCTACGACGCTGCGGCTGGCACGTCGGTATCGTGGCTGATTCAGCTTCAGCAAGCGCTCAACGCTCAGTTCAACGCGGTTGGAACCTACCATGTCGAGACGTTCGAGCTGGGCGAGATTTGGAGCAACGTACCGCTGAACCCCGAAACGGGTTTGCCGGTCAAGGCGACCGCCGACATGTGGGCTATCAACGTCAACGGTCGCGGTCAGCGGTTGGCTGCTGGCCTTACGTCAGACGGTCAATGGGATTGGCGAACGTTCTTCACTGGCGGCATGGTTACTGCCGACGTTATCAACGCTGGAACCATGAAGGCTGACCGCGTGCGCGCCGGTCTGCTGACCGACGAGAAGGGAAACAACTTCTGGGACTTGACCAGCGGCGAGTTCTCGCTTTCCGCTGGCGCGAAACTTGGCGACACGAGCGTTGAAGATCTTTTCAGCGGTCTTGACGAACTCGATAAGACGATGGACGGCATAGCCGAAGACGGAATCATAACGGAAGCAGAGCACGCGGCGGTATCTAAGATTCTGCAAACCGTGGAAAAGGAGAGCGAAGACCTCGAAAGCGAGTACAACAGCCTATACAACAGTTCGTATCTCGATGCGCAGTTCAAGGCTGTTCTTCGGACGCAATACGAAGCGGTGTTCAGTGCTAACGGAACTCACGGGAAGTTGCTTCTGAGGATTCAGAACGTTCTTGACACCACGACCGCAGAAGAGCTTTCCGACGCTATGCAGCTCTACGAAATTACTTACAGCGACTATGCCGCCAGCATCAAGACGTACAACTCTGCGGCGCGCCAAGCAAGCAACATGATTGAGCAGAAACAGGCGCAAGACAAGGTGGACGCGTTAGACGATTCACTCACGCAACGCGATGTTTTCAATCGCTTGACGAACAACGGCGCTACGCAGGGAATCTATCTCAGCGGGGGCAAAGTCTATATCAATGCCACCTACATTGAAACGGGCATCATCAGTGACAGATACGGTCGCAGCACGTGGAACCTCAACACCGGTTCGCTTACGACAAACTACATGACGGCAAACAATATCGACGCTAACGGTACGTTCGAATGCGGTTCTGCTTCAAACCTCATCCGTCTTGCCAGTGGCGAGATTACAGGCTACGAAGACGGAACACAGATCGGGACTATCGACTTCTCAGCGCACATGCGAAACGTTAGCACCGGGAAGCTAACGACCGGTCTTCAGTTGACGGGAAACCAGCATATACGAATCACCACGCCGCTTATTTCCGCCGCTGCATCTAGCAGCGAGAGCACCACGACAACGCATGCGATCACGAAAGAATGCACGCTGCATTACATCAGCAAGATTCAGGATGACGGCGACGGCACGATTACATGGTGGAACGCAACGCGAAGCATCGACTTTGTAGACGGCTTCTGCACGGTATGCAACTTCGACTAGGAGGAACGATGAGCAAGACCCTTTATCACATGCTGCACGACCCGATAGGCAACTGCGAAGCGATGGTGACCGAATACGACGAAGAGCTTATCAACCGCGCCGCGAGCAACGGAATGATTTTCATTGCAGTTGACGAAGACGGAAACCGAACCGTCGTGCAGCCGGAAGACGTGAAGGAGCCAATCAACGACGATCAGCCCTTCACGCTCGTTCAGCCCTTGTACGTCGATGACCGCATGAAGGCAGTTGTCGATGTGTTCGACGCTCTGGCCGCGAGCGTGCCAGCCGTCGCCGCGAGCGCTGACGTGCAGCCCGCGTCTAGCAAGGCGCGATCTGCTATGAGCTTCGCCGAAGCGCTCGAAGCCCTCCGCGCGCTCGCTTACGGAACCGGCGAGGAAGGAGGCGCGCAATGAGCAACACGCGGACGTTGGAACTCGATATCTCGAAGGAGGGAACGGGAGCCTGCGTCAAGGTGGGTCAGGGCGACGATGGCGGAACGACCATCAAGGCGCTTATCTACGACAACGGAGCCGAGTTCTCGCTTTCGGGCGCTACGGTGTGGCTCGTGGCGCTTCTGCCGAACAAGCGCAACTACTATCGCGGCCAATGCTCAGTGAGCGGCAACGCCGCAACGATCATCGTTGACGAATCCAAGCTTTGCAGCGTCCCCGGCTACACCGACGAAGCCTACTTCACGATCACGAAGGGCGGAAACACCTACTCAACGGAGCGGTTCGCACTCGATATCCTGCGCAGCGCTCTTGACGGACAGCAGCCCGCGCAGAACTGGGACGATGCCGTTCAAGACCTCATCGACCGTGGAGAGACGGCGGTAAAGAACGCAAACGCCGCCGCGAGTTCCGCAAACAGCGCCGCAAGCAAGGCCACGACGGCTGCGAGCACCGCGAACACCGCCGCGAGCACCGCGAACAACGCTGCAAAGGCGGCGAACGACGCGGCATCTTCGGCGAACACGGCAAAGGCCGACGCGGACAAGGCGACAACGGCTGCGAACAACGCGGCATCTGCGGCCAACACCGCGAAGGCAAACGCCGATGCCGCCACATCCAAGGCGAACGCTGCCGCGAGCGCGGCCAACACGGCGGCATCGAACGCGAACGCCGCAGCAGCGGCGGCTAACGGCGCGGCGGACGATGCCACGGCTGCTGCTCAGAACGCTTTGAACATCGCAAACAGCATAGCGGCTATCGAGCCGCCTTCTGACGATGAGGTTGAAGAGCTACGCGACGCTAACGCGGTGCTCGCTACCGCCGTCGCCGAGCTGCAAGACGATTACGTGATTATCAATGAAACGGCCTACATGCCCGCGAGCCGCCGAAGCGCGCTGTCGGGCGAAACGCTCACGGTCGCGCAGGCGAGCATGAGCGGCGAGACGGCCACGCTCAACTAAGGGGGTACCATGGCTGACCTTTCCAAGTTCTCGATCGACGGAACGGCATACAACCTGAAGGACACTTCGGCGCGAAACTCGGCAAACGCCGTCACCACCGCAGAGGAATACGACCGGCAGCACATCATCAACGCATACGGCGGTCGCTCGCTCGCTTCGGTCTTCGCAAGCGAGATCGGGAGCACCGACGTTTACACATGGCTTCGGAACCGCGCTCGAAGCGCCAACTTCGCCGGTCTTCGAATCGGCGATTACATCGACGTTCCCATCACGGCGGGCGCTAACGTGCCGTCGCAGACGGTGCGCTACCGCATCGGCGCTATCGACCACTATTACCAGTGCGGCGACACAGCGAAGGGGCACCATATCGTCATGGTGCCGCTCGCGCCCGTGAGCGTCACCGGAGACAAGGCATCAAACACCAGCTATCTTCAGTGGCGAGATACGAACGACAACAACGGTACCGCCGAGGAAAAGCACCCTTACTTGGTTTCGAAGCTGCACGACTGGGAAATCAACGACTTCCTGCCAGCGCTGCCGACCGCGCTTCAGAACGCGATCATGGCGCAGCGTGTGCTTCTCGAAGAGCGCTATTCGTCTTCGGGAAATCTCACAGAAGCGAGCGGTTGGAGCTGGGCAGACTTGGGCAAGATTTGGTCGCCCTCAGAGATGGAGGTTTACGGGTGCCCGGTCTGGGGAAGCAAGGGCTACTCTGTAGGCTTCGATAGTCAGTTCCCCATCTTCACTGACACCGCAAGCCGCATCGCGGGCGGTCGCGTCCATTGGTGGCTGCGCTCCGTCGTGGGCGGGTCTTCGTCCTACGCGTGCCATGTCGGCAGCGGCGGCCTTGCCGGCGGCTCTGACCCGACGAACGGCTGGGGACGCCCCCTGCCGTGCTTCCTCCTAGGCTGATAAAATCAGCCGTACTAGGTACTGGTCTGGCGCATGCCTTGCGCATGCGCCTTTGCTTCCCCGCGTGAAGCGCGGGCGAAGCAATTTTCAAAAATCACGGAGGGGGGGGGATGTTGAAAATTGAGCGGCGTATATGTGCGGAACCGCAACCTAAGCTCGTTCGAGTATTTCAACACTGCTGTTTCGATTCGAAACGACGTGACGCGTCTTGTGGCTTCGTCGGCGGTGCCGAAGTCTTATCGCTTCATCCTCGCCGTCCCCATGGCGGAGACGGCGCGAAGCTTGGTGTTCAATCTGGTTAAGGCTGATGCCTTCTACCCGAACACGGCTCGCAACGTCGAAGAGCGAAAGCATTACATGACGCTTGCGATAGCGGACTTGCAGCAGCTATACCAAGACCTGCAATGCCTTATGGCTATGAATCTGCCGGTGAAGGTCGCGCGGTTCGAAGCGATATCAGAGAGCATAGAGAGCGACATAAAGCTGATAAAGGGCGCTCGCGCGGGCGTGAATCTCATTGGGAAGGGGTAAAATGGTCGCGCGTTGTCCCTTGGAAATCATCGCGTCAATTGGTGGCTGCGCTCCGTCATGGGCGGGTCTTCGTCCAACGCGTGCAATGTCAACAGCAACGGCAATGCCAACAACAATGCCCCGACGAACGACTGGATACGCCCCCTGCCGTGATTCCCAAGCCTTGCCAGACCGTGCGGCCATAAGCGCCGCGCGCCGTGCATTTGAGGAAGGAAGGGGCGACCGTCGGGCGCAAGCCCGTAAATATGCACCCCGCGACGGTTGCCGTTCGCTGCTTGCATGGCGCGGTTCTCGGCTTCCGACCGCGTTTCATGGTCAACCGTCAAGCGGCTGCTGGATGCCGGTTGCGAGCCGCGCGGGGTGCCCTCATGAACTCTGAAGAGCGCAGGGCTGTGCGACGTGCAAGGCGCGATGCCAAGCGAGCGGAGAACCGGACTAGGCGCATCGAGGGATGCACGCTAGAAGCCGTCGCCGACCTCGATAACCTATACGATGCCGCCAACGGCGCTGCCGCTGGCGTTCGCTGGAAATCGAGCGTGCAGCGATACATGGCACGCGTAGTTCCAAACATCATGAGGGCGCGGCGCGACCTTCTCACGGGTGCCGACTTCCGACGCGGCTTCATCGAGTTTGACTTGTTCGAGCGCGGCAAGCTTCGTCACATCTGCTCTGTCCACTTCTCAGAGCGCGTCATACAGAAGTCTTTGAGCCGTCACGCCCTCGCGCCCGCGATCTGGCCTACACTCACCGAGGGATGCGCCGCGAACGTCAAAGGGCGCGGCACAGACTACGCGATTCGCCGGATGAAGCGCCAGCTTGTCGAGCACCACCGAAAGCACGGAACGGAAGGCTACATCTTGCAGGTCGATTTCGCGGACTACTTCGCAAACATCGACCACGACGCTTGCAAGCGCCTTATCGACCGCGCCATTGACGATGAGCGCGTTAAGCGCGTCATGAGCGACCAGATAGACGCTCACGGCGTGCGTGGCTTGGGTCTTGGCAGCGAGCCGAACCAGATTCTAGCGGTGGCCTTGCCGTCGCCGATAGACCATCTGATGCTTTCGCTTCCGGGCATCCTCGCGAGCGGTCGCTACATGGACGATAGCTATTGCATCGCGCTTGACAAGCAGACGCTTTGGGACGCGCTTTCGCGCATCGAAGCGCTCTGCGACGATTTGGGAATCATCATCAACCGCAAGAAGACGCGCGTAGTGAAGCTGTCGCGCGGCTTCGTTTTCCTGAAGAAGAGGTTTTCATATGGCGAGGGTGAAAAGGTGGTTGTTCGCCCTTGCCGCTCTTCCGTGACGCGGCAGCGGCGCAAGCTTAAGAAGCAAGCGGCGCTGGTCGCTCGCGGCGTTATGACCGTCGATCAAGTCAACCAGTCTTACCAATCGTGGCGCGGGGGCATGAAGCGGCTTGACGCTCACGAGACGGTAAAGCGCATGGACGCGCTATACAAGGAGCTTTTCGGCTGAGGAAGCCGACATAGCAAGGTATCGAAGCCCTCGCATCCGCGGGGGCTTTTTTGTTGCGAGAGAAAGGGGAACATATGGCATTCACCGAAGAGGAAGAGGGCAAGCTTCGCGCGATCATCGCCATTTTCGACGGTCAAGCGCCGTCGCTCTCTAGCGACGTTGCGGCGAAGTGCCCCGCGCTTTTCGCGGCGTGGGACGGCGACGGCCACGCCTACGCCGAGGGCGAGCGCGTGAGCTTCGAGGGCGTGCTTTACACGTGCCTTCAGGCGCACACGTCGCAGCACGATTGGTCGCCCACGGCAGCGCCGAGCCTTTGGGCGAAGGTCGTTGAGTACGCAAGCGGCGGTGATGACCCGTCGAGCATTCCCGAATGGGTGCCGCCGAGCAACGAGAACCCTTACCCGAAGGGCGCTGTCGTGCGCCATAACGGCAAGGTATGGGAATCCCTCGTTGCTAACAACGTCTGGGAGCCGGGGGCTGTCGGCACCGAAACCGTCTGGCGAGAGGTGACGGAGGGCTGACGTGGCGGAGAGCGTTTTAGACCATGCAGCAGCCTTCGGTGCCGAATGGTTCTTCGCGTTCCTTATCGCTATCGGCTTCGGAATCCTCGCAAAGCAGTTGCTTAACGAGTACCAGCGCAACAACGAGCGCAAGGCGGAGCTTGAAGAGCGAAACGCGGCGCGACAGTCAGAGCTAGAGCTGAAGCGCGAAGAGCGCAAGCGCGACGAACTCAACGAGCGCGCGCAGCGCGACCGCGAGCGCTCGCAGATGGAAGGCCGTATCGCTGCGCAGATGGAGCGAAGCAACAACATTTCGGAAGGGCTGCAAGCCGCAATGGAATCTCTAAGGGCTTCCACCGAAGCGCTGCACGACGAAATCAGGGAATCGCGCGAGCACTCGCACGACATGGCAAACAAGGTCGATCACATCTACGACCGCGTAGACCTCATCTATGAAAAGGAGAACTGAAATGATTAACTTCACCGCACGCATCAAGAACAAGACGTTTTGGCTGACCCTCATTCCCGCCGTCCTGCTGCTCGTGCAGGTGGTCGCCGCGCCGTTCGGCTACCAGTGGGACTTCGGCGTTCTGAACGAGCAGTTGGCCGCGATCATCAACGCGCTTTTCGCCGTGCTCGCGATTCTGGGCATCGTGACCGACCCGACCACGGCGGGCGTTGGCGATTCCGCGCAAGCTCTCACCTACACCGAGCCGAAGCGCGATGAGTAGGCTAAAGGCTGTCGCCCTCGTGCTTTCCGGCGCGCTCGCGTCAATGCTCTACTGCGGCTGGCTCATCGTCGGCCATGTCGAGAGCGACGCGGGCGCGCTCGCTGAAGCGCGCGAAGAGGGCTACGCGGCTGCCGAGGAAGAACGCCTTGCAATCGTGGTCGATAGGCCGATTGCAGAGGGTAACAGCATGCCGCTATGGCTTCAAACCGACCCGCAATGGGACTACATACCCTATGCGGGCGGCACCATCGGCGACTACGGCTGCGGCCTTACATGCGCCGCTATGGCTGTCAAATACATGACGCTTCAGGACATTACGCCGCTCACGCTCGCATCGTTCGTGGGCGACACGTGCCTTACCGATGGCGTTAACGACCCCGGAAAGTTCTGCTCATGGATTGCCGAGCATTACCCGGAATACGGCATCGAGAGCACGCCGATTTCTTACGATCTCGCACCCGTCCTTCAGAACGTTTCTGACGGATGGTTGGCCTTCGCTGGCATGAGCGGAACGCTCGGCGATAGGGACTACGGCGGACACGTCGTGCTGATTTGGCGCGCCGACGATGACGGCTACTGGATACGCGACCCGGCGAGCGCTGGGAACTCCGCGCGCGCCTTCACGCTCGAAGAGCTAGAGCAGGTCGATTTTCATTACTTCTACTGCATCAGAGGTGGCTTCTATGGCAAACGTAGTTGAGAGGATGCTTGACATTTCTAACTGGCAGAACGGCATCAACCTTCTGTCGGTCGATTTCGATAGCGTCATTGCCAAGGCAACTCAGGGCACCACGTACACATCGCCCGATTGCGACAGGCAGATTCAACAGGCAAAGCAGCGCGGGGCATTATGGGGTGTATACCACTACATCGCTGGCGGCAACGCTAAGGGCGAAGCGGACTTCTTCATTGATTCCTGCAAGGGATATATCAAGAAGGGTATTCTTGCGGTCGATTGGGAAGAGACGCAGAACAGCGCATGGGGCGACCTATCCTATCTCGAAGCCGTTATTGCGCGCATCATCGACCGCACGGGCGTTCATCCTCCAATCTATTGCTCAGCCGCATTTGTCACCAATGAGCTTCGCGCGCTTGCGAAGAAGTATGATTGCGCGCTTTGGATTGCGCAGTACGCAAACAATGACGCTACCGGGTGGCAGAAATCGCCTTGGAATGAGGGCGCTTATAGCTGCGCTATCAGGCAGTACACGTCTCACGGCAAGATTGATGGATGGGGCGGCTATCTCGATCTCAACAAGGCGTATATGACGGCTGAAGCGTGGATGAAATACGCCTGCCCTGACGGGTCGGAGCCAGAACCCGCGCCAGAGCTGAAGCCCGCTGACCCGAACCAGAAGACAGCCGTTGACCTCATGATTGAAGTTATCGAGAAGAACATCAACGGTGATGAGCGCAAGACGTACCTTGGAGAGAGATACCGAGAGGTGCAAGACCTCATTAACCATATTGCCTATGCAAGCGCAGCAGACCTTGCAGATGAGACTTGGGCTGGCGCATACGGAAACGGCACGCGCCGCAAGGCGGCGCTTGGCTGGTGCGGTCGATACGATGAGGTAATGGCCGTCATTAACGGTCAGGCAGAAACCGATATCGTCTACACCGTCAAGTATGGTGACACGCTTTCCGCTATCGCAAGCAAGTACGGAACAACCGTCGATAGGCTTGCTTCGGCAAATGGCATCGCAGACCCGGACAAGATTTATCAGGGTCAGCGAATCATCATCAAATAGCGTTCAAGCGGGGTACCCTGACAAGGGGTGCCCCGCTTTCTGCCGTTATACGGTCTTACAGCAAGCCGTCCATCTGGTGTTTTGTAAATACCAGAAATAGCTATTTCTGGTAGGTTCCAACGACAACAAACCAGTTTTTCGATACCCTTACAATGCAAGTATCGAGTTGGATAGCCGCGCGGGTGGCGGTATTGGTGGAGTTCGCCGTTTTTCTCATAAGCTCCACCATAAGTAACAGGCAGGTAGATATTCGTATCTACCTGCCTTTTTATTTCTAGTCCGTACCGCGGAGAATCGAACTCTATGCAGGGCGTGAGCGTTTTTAGCCCGCGGGCGAGGCCGCCGGCAGGCGGCCGAAGCCGGTGCGGATTTGCGAAGCAAATACGCGGATTCTCCGCGCAAAGCCTCGACCCTATATAGATGCGATGTTATCGAATCTCAGCCGGCTATGCGCCGCGCCAACGTCATCTCCGTAC